TACTAAGTTCTACTGCTCTTACTTGTAGATTTAATTGATCAAGCCTATGATTGATTATACTATATACTTCATTTGCTGATTCTATAGTAACATAGCTATTACTGTCTTTGTCTAACTTAGTTATATCTAAATGAATAGTGTCCATCTTAGTATTTAGTACTGCAATTTCTGTTTTTTGGTCTGTTACGGTTGCAGCAATCCAAATAAGTAATGTTGTCATTAATATTGCTATGCTTGATTGAACTAGCATAACTGTTTGTTTATTCATTGCTTGTTCATTTGACATACAACCGTATCCTTTGATTATGTTTCACAAAAACCTTTACCTCTTCATAGATAAACCAAGCTGCCGCACCAATCAATGAATATTTTAAAAAAGGTTTTTTAAACTTAGTTAGAAGTGTGCAATTCATCCTATAATCTTCCACTTACCAGTGCGGATTTGATCGGTTATTTCTATACTTCTAGAACCTACTTGCTTACTCCAACGTGAGGTTAACATCTCATCGGCGGCTTCTTCGAAGGCATGATTCTCTAAATGACCCAAAGTAATTTTAAACTTTTTAACTGTTCCGATACCTACATTGAATGTAAAGTTAATTAGCGCTGATATACGAGCGTCATTAAAAGTACCCATCCAAGGGAAAGCGTTTAATAGCTGATTTGTAGCTTCTATAATATCATGTCTTAGAAGTGTTTCGGCCTCATCCTCAGAAATGCCAACGTCCTCAAGATTTCTACCAATTCCAATTGTGAGCTTTTGGGAGCTGCATAAATAAGGTTTTAGCTTCATGCCTTCGTGGCGTTTAAGTTGCCTAATTAATTGATTGCTCATTTAATATCCCATAGACATTTTTTTAATGGGTTTTTTTCTAGGAGTCTTTTTAATATTTTTTGTAGGCTTCTTTTTTACGGGTGGCCTGCCTCTTGTAGTTCCGTATGTGCCTTTACCTTGTGGCATGTTTATGTCTTCCTTTTTGTTAAAGCTGCTTTTTTAAAATTAGCAGCGGTTGGTGCGCCCTTAGCGCCTTTTTTACGCATCGTCTCTTTAGAACCGTTTGCAATTCTTTTTTTCTTTGCATTAATGTTTGCGTATAGTCCGGGTCTTTTAGTCATTAGCATTTCCATCTTTTTCTGGCTTGTCTTAAACGACTGTTTGGATCTTTTGCTGCTTTTGGAAATTGTTTCATTTGTCCAGCAGAACGTGCGCAATATGATTTACGTCTTTTTGCAGCAGCACTCCCTTTTTTAACTTTACCTGTGACAGCAGTTTTAAGCTTTGAACCAGGATTTGCTCTTCGATGAGCTGCCACGCCTTTTTTAGTCATGCCTGCACCTGCGGATGTTTTTCTGTAATTCCCACCTTTGCCTGTTGTTTTTCGTATTGGTTTACCAGCCATATCTAATAATCACTTTTTTATTTTTTTACGAGTCGGTTTTTTTCTTATTACCCTGCTTTGAGCTGCTGTCGCAGCTCGAACTCTATCAGAAGGTGACTTAGGTTTATTGCGCCTTACACTCTGTCCAGCTTTTAAAGATTCAGGGTAAGTAGATTTATTTGTTCCTGGAATTTTAAGATTGCCAAGAGCGCCGTCTTCAAATATTGACCTTACACGAGGTTTTTTTCTAACTGATTTTTTATTGTTTTTAGTAGGTGGCCTGCCTCTTGTAGTGCCATACGTACCTGTACCTTTTGGCATTTATACTCTCCTATTGTTTATTGTTTCAGATAATTTATTTATAATATTTCCACCTGTATTTTTTAAAATAAAAGGAAAAAACGCATGTATTAAACAAGCTGCAAATGCAATTATAATTTTACTGCAAAATGTTAGTGCAAATAAAAGATGTTGAAGATAAGTTTCTCCAAGCTTATTTGGATGTTCTGTAAAAGATATTTTCATTGTTTTTCCTTTGCTACTGCATTTTTCTTTTCATATGATCTCATAGCTCCCATTCCAAGCATACCCATAAGTACAGGAGTTAGCAATGACGGATCTACAGTTGGTACTTCAAACCATATAGCTAAGAACTGTGACAAGATTACATTATACATTAAACCGATTCCGCACACCCAGCCAGTAAATGGTCTCCATCCCCCGATAAATAAAGAGCCTGACTGGGCTTCAGCCTTGTTAACCTCAAGTTGAGCAAGAGCATTTTCAGCAGCTGCTTTCTCACTCATCGTTGCTATTTCGTGAGCAAGACGATTAGCTTCATCTTTATCAGGAATAAACTTATCAAGTAATCCTGTGACTGGTCCTATTAGTGCTGATAACATATTTTATTCCTCTAAATAGTGTAAACTTTTAAAGCTTTGCTTTTACCTTTTACATTTATACTTCCAACATACTCGTACTTTTGAATTGTTTTGTTAACAGTAGACTCTCCTATTAACACATCAACTCCATGCTCTTTTGTAGAGCTTTCTAATCTTGCTGCTATATTAACAGCATCCCCAATAGCAGTGTAATCAAACCTTGTATCACTACCCATGTTACCTATAACAGCTTCTCCGCTATTAATACCTATACCTATAACTACTTTTGGCAGCCCTTGTTCTTCTAATTCTTTATTGAGAACAACCATGTTACTTTCAATGTCTAAAGCTGTTTGTACTGCTAACTCTTCATGATCTTCTTGATCTAAAGGTGCATTAAAAATAGCCATCATTGCATCACCAATATACTTGTCTACCATACCACCATTACTTTGCACAGCATATTGTTGTGCTGTCAAAGCTTTATTCATTATGTAAGTCACTTGTTCAGGTGGCAAAGTCTCTGACATACTAGTAAACCCACGCACATCCGTGAATAAAAATGTAGCATATCTTTTTTCCCCGCCTAAAACTAATAGTTCTGGTTTATCCTGTAATTGTTTAACTTGTCTGGGATCTAGGTAATGCTCAAATTGCTTTTTAATTTGTTGCCTTAACTTATACTGTTCTCTAAATCGCAAATAAAATGCTATTGTTGCAGTAATAAATTGGCTAATCACTGCCCAGGTTACATCGATTAACATTCCTTGGTGTACAAGATATACTCCTAGGCTAGTTGTTAAAGACATAGTAAGTCCTGCTAATACAAGTCCCCATGTTATGCCTAGTATTTGTAACAATAACCATACAAGTGTCACAGAAACAATAAATATACCTAGCTCAAGAGCTGTAGCGTAATCAGGAATATACGGGCTATTTTGAATTAACATAGATTCAGCTAATGCAGCTTGTATGTAATGCGGCTCTAACAAACCAATTGGAGTAGCAATTTGAGGCATTACTCCGTTAGCAGTTACACCTATAAAAACATACTTATTTTCTACATTCATTTCTTGTAATGTTGTTTCTTCTGGCTTTATCCAACTAATCCATTTACGGCCTAAGCTGTCTGTTTTAACAGGAGGAAGCCCTCTTACAGCTATCTCTTGAATTCCGTTTTCATTTGTTGTTATTATATAACTTCGTGATCCAGTTATAGCTTTTAACACTTGTGTTCCAAATGAGGCAACCCATCCATCGGGTGTTCTTAAAAGTAAAGGTATTCGCCTCACTAAGTTATCAACTTCAGTTGGAGCAATTGCGATACCTTGGAGTGTGCTAGAGGCTAATATATCTATATTTGATTTAACACCTGTAGTAAATACGCCTCCTATATCATCTCCTTTAACAACCGTCCCGGTTGGTGTGGGGTATAATCCTTTACCATCTTCAAACATTGCAATAACACTTGAACTCTTAATAAGTTCTCTTGCAAATTCTACGTCCCCACCTAATCTATCTTCTTGTGGAAATGAGATAACCCACCCAACACCTAATGCGCCTTTTTCAATAATTTTTTTATGAATTTCTGCTAATCTATGTCGAGGAAAAGGATAGCCTCCTTCTTGTTCTACATCATTTTCTGTAATGTTAAGAACTGTGAAATTTCCACTATTTGAAGGAGTATTAATTAATGCATCAAAAGTTCTAAGCTTTAAAACTTCAGTAGGAATACTCTGCATTATTAATGGAATACTAAGTAAGAGTAATATCAGAATTATATACTTTTTCATTAACTACCTTGACTTATTGTTATTGTGCTAGTGCCTCCACCGTTAATAGTGATAGCTCTAGTTACACCGTCTTGGGTGAATATAACAGTATAGCCACCAGTTTTGTCAACATCTAATTGCATAAAATTACTGACATTTCGTTGTACACTTAATATTTCTCCATTAATAAATGTAGTAATTTGAGTGTCTTTATCTTGTCCAAATTCAGTGCCTGTGATTTTAACAGAGCCTGTGTTTTGTAAAGCGTCTTCCTGTTTAGTGACAGCTAAAGCGTCAATTACATTTAAAAGATCCTCTAAAAAATTAACATCTAAATAATTTATATCTAGCTCTGTAAATTCTAATTCATCTTCACCTAAAAAATCTTCTGCAAGATAATCCATATCAAGATCATTAAAATCTAATATGTTTGCTGTTTGTGTGCTTCGCTCTTCTGTTATCTCTATTTCTTCTTTAGGAGGAGAAACAATTAACATATTATCTATCATGTCTAATGACAGGTCTAGTATTACAGGACTACTAGGAGCTGATTCAAATACAGATACTGTGGTAGCTTGAAAAGGTTTGTTTAACATAACACTACCCATTGCGGTTACAACTTCAATTTCTCCACTTGATAAACCAAACTCGTCAGGCAATAAAATAATAAGGCTGCGTCCTAACTCATCTACTGTTGCAGTAAAGTCAGTACCACGTATAGCAATATTAGCAGTGGGTGTTCTTAGTTTAATGTTCTGTTTGGAAATACGATTAAGGTTGCCAGTTATAAATCTAGCAGTACCTAATCCAAAGGTCAGTGCCATCTTAGACTTAGAGGGATCAGGATCGTAGATGTATTCATCTATATAAAGCTGGGAGTGTTCAGTTAGTCTGACTGTACTATCATCTAGGAATGTAATAGCCATTCTACCGTCAGTAGTAACAGCCTCATCGTTACTCTGTATGGCAAAGTCTACTGCTGCATCATATGGTTTGTCTCTTAATACTTGTGCATTACCATTTAACTCGGAGACACCGCCAATATCAACAGCTAACTGTTGTGCCGTTATCGTTTTGGATGACGCAAACAGTACCATTAGAACCTGTAGAATTAATCTGAACCCAATCATTATTTAATGTACTTTGCTGTTCTATGTTAAAAGTTCTGCTGCCGCCAGTATGATCAAGATACATATAACCACTTGCACTAGTAGATATACCATCACCATCATAAGTTACAGTGTTGTCAGAACCATCTATATCCATAAAGTTTGTAGCATTATCAATATCTATATTAGCTGTAATTGTATTGTTAGATCCTTGTACTAACCAGTCAAGATCTAGGCTGTCTGCTAAAGCTGCAGTACCCTGGTTTAAAATAAAAGTATTACTGCTGCCTGTTACTTGTACATTCTGATTACTGCTGTCAGCACCATAAGTATTAGTAGGGTCAACTGTTAAAGTAAATGTATTTGTACTACCAGTAAAGTTATAGTTACCTATAAAAGTATCAGCCCACATATCACCAAGAAATTTGTTTGTATCGCCAATCATATTAATGTCTAGAGTCATTGTTGCACCATCTAAATCTAGTGCTGTAGGTGTCCCAGAAACGCCCGTCAAGCCTGTAATAAGGTTTCCTGTGCCTAGTTGCTCAAAATCTATGTTTGCAGTAGCTCCTGATTGATCTACATATATTTCATTGTCTTGAGCAGACGCAGTACTAGCTAATGTAAATAAAAATACAACACTAATTAATTTTTTCATCATGTTCCCAAAAGCTCCTTTTGTAGCCTATGTTAATAAGCTCTAAGACAGCGCCTTCTATAGCTATCATTAAACTTATTGTTATTGAATCGTTACGTGTGTTGCCGTTTTCTATTTCAAGCAGTTCAGTTCCCGCATCTAAAAATATAAAAATATCTTCTGATTGACCATAACTAAATACAGTCTTATGGGTTAATGCTTCTATTAGGATCTCGCCAGTTGCAACAGAAACCAATCTTAAAGAGACTGTGACGTTGTCTTCACGATACTCAGCACTTTTTCCTATACCTAAATATCTAGCACCGATTCCACCAGTAGTCAAATTAGTTTCATACGATATAACCGCACCTTCAATCAATACACCTGCAAAAAGTAATGGCTGTAATGGGTTAGTTGTTTCTTTAAATTGTTCACGAGCAGAACGAATTAACTGACGTTCTTTTGTAAGATTATCTAACCCAGCCCTCTCTACAACCCTAAAAAACTGCCCTTTACTGGCATGTTTTAATGCTCTAATAAGCAAAGCCCCTGGGTCTTGCGTCAAAGCCGTACTAAACAATGCAAATTGTGAATTACTAGCTCGTTGTCCTGTTTGATCTGTAAAAGACGATTTATAAACAGCAACTACTGGTTTTACTTTTGGAGCAGGAGCGTTAATTAATTCTTTTAGATGCAGCACATCAATTTTTACTACGCTCTGCCCATCATATCTCTGTTCGTATGTATCATCGAACTGATCAAATGCAACACAACTAGAAAGTAAAAGAACCAATAGGCAAAGAAATGTCAGTCGTAGTTCCATCTGCGTCAACCACCGTTAATGTTATAAGTTCACCATTACTGCTATAAGAAATAGTGTTGCCTTCAAGTTCTATACTACCTGTTGTACTAGGGGTTTCTCCAAATAAATTGTCTACCATTTGTCTTGATAGCTGTGCATAAACACGGCTTTCTAAGTTGCGGATAAAACGAGCTAACGTAGTGTTATCTTTATCTCTTGCAATTTCATCTTGTATTGCTTGTATTTCTTCCTTAATCGTCATAACTCTTGAATGTTCTTGATTTTCAATAGTTAAATAATGACTAGAAGTATTAATGCCATTAAATGAAGGAGATTTAAACTTATGTGTTAATTTATCTGCTTGTGCTTCTGCAGCAAAAAGCAATACACAAAAAATAACTATAATTCCTATGCCGTTAGCCATAGCTTTAATCGTTGTTTTCATATTGCTCCTGTACCTGCAATGCAGTATTAAGTTTCTCTTGTAGTCTTATCATGTCCTGATCTAATAATCTTAACTGATCTGTCAAACGTATAATAGTTACTTTCATATCTTGTACTGCCGGGTCTATTACATTCGTAATGGTTTGCCAAACAAAATAAACAAAATAACCTAGCCCAGCTGCCATAACAACCGGGAAGCCAAATTCAGAAACTAGTTTTACTATATCCATTAATCACGCCTTGCATCTATTTTACCATCTTCTACAAAGTTTTCTGCTCTAGCAATTCTATCTAAGTCTACTGGTAATCTTAGCGCAGAAGATATACTGACGTCTATACGAATCATATCATTATTCATAATGCTTGCTCGTGTAATTAACATTTTAGAAATAGCCTGCACCGTTTGTATTTCACTAACTAA